ATGACAACATATGCAAGTGGTTTTAGCGGAAACAAATACTGGATTGATGACATACTTTGGAAGAACCGTTCTGATGAGCTTCTTTATGCACAATGCACAATTGAATCAATCTCAACATTAACAGCAATGGCGACTCTGGAGCTTTATGCACAATGCACAATTGAATCAATCTCAACATTAACAGCAGACGCCGCCGATACTCCTGATTGGGTTGCGCACATCGTAGCAGATGATATTGTTGGCAATGAATTCGATCCTGTATCAACTTGGATACCAAGACAAGGTAAAACAGATAATTTCGTTCTTGGCCCAACCGATGACATACCATTACTTATCAAACCATCTAATGCATTAGGTTCTATCAATGGGCACAATACTGTACTATTTATGAATAACTCTTTGCTTGGCGGTTCATCTGCTAGTTCTTTAGTTACCACTAACGGCGGTGAATTTTTAACTGGTGATTGGTATATGGCTGCTGTGTTTCGTTATAACGCTTTAGGCACTGAAAATATAATGTCTTTTGGTAATCGTGAGTTCAAGCAAAGAAGAAGCCTCTTAATTAACCCTGAAGGGTTGATTTGGTTCATAGGAGAGCAAGCAGATCAATCTATGGTTCACGCCACCCTTTATGATGATTGTTTTGTAGAAATATGGTATAGAGCTAGTGATTCAAGCTTGTCAGCCAATATTAATGGCATAAACGTTATAAGTGAAGCTAACATTCCATTGTTGCCTTATAGCTCTAATGCACTTGTTTTAGGAGTTAATCCTTCTCCATCATATAATGAACCGGCTGGTTCTTTTTTAGCTGAAGCGTGGTATTTGGGTGAAGTTCCAAATTACGATTTTAGGGAATCAATGTTTACATATGTTAATAATACATATGCTATTCAAAGGCAATTGCCTGGGATTCAACCTTAACAGTTAAACAAAAAACCCTACTGAGTTTCCTCAGTAGGGTTTTGAATTTTATGTTTCACAATCCAAGACTAGCTTAGATAATGAAGTTTGCGATACTCATTCTGGCGTAGAACTTGGCACCTTCACGAAGCAATTTCTTGCCGTAACGTGTTAGGATACCCTTTCTTGGGCAGAAGCTCTCTGGGTCCAGAACAACTGGTGTCTGGGTTAGAGGAACATACGGACAGTAGAAGTAACCGCTATCCATATAAGAGTCACCCTTATAACCCAAGAGAATTTGGTTCGATGGGAAGAGTGGGTCTTTATAGAGCTTCCAACGGTTGTTAATCGTTCCAACATATTGGATACCCAAGCTGCTGGTGAACGTTTCCGAAGGAGCAGGAGCGAAACCAGCCGTAGCTGTTTCGAAGATAGATGCAACTTCTGGGCTTGTTACGAGCCAGTTGCAACCACCACGCAGAGTCTTTCTGTGTACGACTGCTGATAATTCAACAATCTTAATGTACAAAGATTCATATTTCTCTTTGATAGTTTCGCCCAAACTTGTGTTGAAATCCCATGCGGCAACGGTGCCAGCATTGTTTCTCAAGTCGGTTAGAACTTCACGGTCGATTTCCAAGTTAATTTCTTGGGCCAATACTGCCGTCAATTCAGCTTCAGCATCCAAGTTGTGCTGAGAGCGAAGGTCTTGCTGTGCTTCATAAGACCATACAGCCTTGAGCTTACGGGTCTTAGCAGCAATTTCTTCGGACTCGACAACCAGATTAATCTCAGGCAAATCTTGGTTGCATTCCATGTTATATTCATAAGAAATAACACAGTTGTTGCTACCTGGGGCGCTGTTCCATGTCAGCGTTACTTCGCCAGTGTTGTAGTTAATAGTACCGGATGTTGCCTTTACAACCAAACCTGCGGACAGGTCGGAGAATGTAAACGAGCCAGCGGTGTTTACAGTGAATGTCTGAATGGCTACGCCACCGTCATAAACTGTACCAGTTACAGTACCAGGGAGAACAGGAGTGTGTTCCAGAGGAGCATAGACTGCTGTTACGATTGCACCTGGGTCAGTGCTGGTTGTTTCATTCTGAACGAACTGCGATGAATAGAAGATATCCAAGTTCGCAGTACCGTCTGCAAGCTGTTGCAGCGAGTTTACATCGTCGCCTGGGAAGCCACCGTTGTTGCTTGCACCACGAATAGCACCCTTGTTGGAGCTATAGCGGAAGCGGAGGTAGTATACCAGACCTGTTGGACCCAACAATGGCTGAACAGATACGATCTTGTTAGCGATCAATTGTGGGTAAATACGTCTTACAAGAGGAATCGAAATTCTCTTGAATTGAGCAATATCGCCAGTGTCGGTCGATAGCTCGTTCATCAATCTTTGGTTTTCCAGAAGAACAGCGGTAGCAGCACGAGTGTGTCGGTTCTCGATGCCTTCTAGCAAACCTGTGCGGCCCCACTTGTTTTCCAAGTCACGAGCCTCATTAAGAAACTTTGAGTTTGCGTTCATGTGTATAATAAATCCTTATAAGATTAATTTTGCTTTTTTGTTCCTGCTAACAGATTTACTGTATCCAAGTCTGTACCAAGACTCTCTAGCAGGGTGGCATCTGTTTCTTGGGATTTACCGTTCGAAGGAGTTTCATTGTGTTCGGCAATAACTACCGTTTCCTTCGGAGCGTAAGTCCCTCTCCCCGATACTGTGCGTGCTTTCTGTGTTCTTTCTTTCTTTTCGACACTTCTGCCTTCGGCAAGAAGTTCTTGTTGTTGACGGACTGCTTCGTTCAACTTCGTATTGTCGTGAGACAAACGGATGTTACGAGCTTCCATCATCTTGATTTGTGCCTTCAAGTCTTCATTAGTCTTGTGGGCTTGTTCTAGCTTGCTACTTGTAGCAAAGGTGTAATTTTCGTGAGACAGATACTGTTGAGCAACTTCAACGATCTTGTCCAACGCAACCTTGTGTTCGGCCATGCGTGGGTCGTTAAGAATGTCTCTCTTCGCCTGTTCGTAAATTTCTTGACCCTTGAACTGCAAGAACTGATCCAACTTCTCAACGATGTATTCTTTCATCTCATTGAGCTTGTTGTCATATTCGTCATAGATATCAACTTCAATCGAGCTATTCTTGGCCTTCTCAGCCTCAAGCATTTGCCATGCTTCTTCGAAACCTTCTTCAAGAGTTTGCTCAAACTCTTCACGTTGAATATCGAGACGATTACGCAAATCAGTAATAATTGCATAAGCTTCTTGATAACCTTGTTCGGCAACTTTCTCTGCCGATGCAAGTTCTGCTGAAAGTTCGTTGTATGCTTCTTCTAACTTGGCGTTAAATTCCGCTTCAAGTTCAGCTTTGGCTTCGTTTAGCATCTCGTCAACCGCAGACGCAACTTCATTCAGTTGTTCCGATGGTAGAAGTTTCTTTAGTGCTTCCAAGATTTTATTCATAATTAGCCTAACCTCGCTTTTAATTTGCCTGTCTGTTGTTTAACAATACCACCTAAAGCGGCAATAACGGCTTCTTTGCTTAACTTATGTATGCCGTCACTTGATTTTTTATCAACAGAATTGTAATAATTCTGTGTTAATACATCTTCTCTCTTGGCAGAGACAACTTTCTCTTGGAAAGCCGCAAAGGTAGAAGGATCAGCTACTGCATCGAACGTAATAAGCTTGTAACTCTCGCCAATAACAAGAATTCCATTCTCATTTGTTCTGCCGTTGCCAACTCCACGACTACTGATGCCCACACGGACACCATCGTTTAATAAAGCTTTCAATACTTTTCCATGCGGGGTGTTTAGTATCTCACCCTCCCCCATTAATACATTTCCATCCCACCACAATCTCGTGATAACGTGAGACGCTTCTTTGAAATGGATAATAGAATCCGTAGGGTGATCTAACTCGCCAATTAACCCACGGGATTTAACAACTTCGTTTAATCGCTGTACGTTTTCATCCAGTACGGCGTATGGATATATTCTCTTGTTCTTGTTGACAGCCTCTGCCTCTTGGAATTTACCTCTAAACTTAATCAAACCCTTTTCTATGTTGGATTCTTTTAGGTCTAGTTCGAAGCCTGAATTCAGACAGCTATCAATAAGCAGCATTTGATTATTTACACTCATTTGGTTCCTTTATGCTGTTAATGATGTTTCATAAGGGGAGCGCAAAATACGCTCCCCTTATAATTTGAGTTACTTATCAACTACAAGATTGTCACTCTTCATCTTGTACTTTTCAGGCTCCCAAGGGGAAGCTGGTACGTTAGGATTCTTCAGGTTTGGCCATGTATCGCCAGACTGATAACGGCTCCAATCATCATTGCCGTCCTTATCTGCACCCTTTTCGCCCTTCATTGTGTAATCACCGAATGGCTTTGGAATATAAGGATTATTCAAGCTTGGCCATGTGTCGTCACTGCTCCAGTTGCCCCATGCGTTGTTACGCATTTCATCTGCGAGCTTACCTTTATAGCTCTTTCCATCGCTTACAGGTGCCGAGTCGCCCCACTCACCAGAGAAGTCGCTTGATGGGGTGTAACCCTTCTGAGCATTCTTGGCCATTTGTGGGTGATCGCCTACCCAAGTTTGATGAGTAGAGTTGGAAACATCCCAATCGCCGCCACTTAGGTTTGTTTCAACAAGACTTGCAAGCCAGCTTGCTACTTCGCCAGCCAACTCGTGATCTGGTTCTCTTTCTTGTGACAATACGCCGTGCAATTCCTTCAAGTAGGAGTTTGCTTCAGAACGAAGTGCTTCATTGCTTTCGTTTCTGGCGATATTGTGTACTTCAACTAATGCGTTGTATAAATCAACGAATACCTGCATTTCAAGCTTCAGGTGTTCATCCAGTGTTGGGTAGAACTTACCTACAATTGCTTGGAAGCTTTCGTAGACTTCCTTCTTGTCCAAAGAACCGCCAGTCAAACGGGCAATTCTTGTGACTCTTTCGGAGAATGCAGAAACCGCTGTGCGAAGGACAGCTTCAGCCAAGAAGTCACACATCTCGTCGTCATAGTTGCTTTCGCCTACAGACTCCAGAGCGGTGCCAATCTTCTGAGAAAGTTCGGCCTGAGTTAAGTAGATGATTTCTGGCCATCTCCTTACTACAGCTTCCAATACCTCCTGCATTGCGTTCTCGTCAGAAAGAGCATTAGTCTTTCTCAAATCAGACATAGCACGACAGAATGCTGTTTCTTCTTGAACATTCTTCATCTTGCCACGAAGAACCTTAACTTCTGTATCCAACATATTTTTGTATGTTAAGTTAAGAATTTTGGCTTCATTGCGGACATGAGCGGTAGGTACTCTCAAAGCTACGACGTTGCCTTTATCGTCACGACGAACTTCAGAGCTACGAATCGTTGGGCCTAGTTCCTTGTAGTCCAAGAAACTTGCAACGTTTTCAGCTAGTCTGTACCATTCCTTTAGGGTCTTCTTAGATGCCTTGACTTGCCAATTAGCATCTTTGCCCTTCTTGCGGGATTCGAACTTCTCGTCCCATTTATCTTTCCAATTTTTCTTCTTGAAAGGATTTTTCTTTCCTTTCTTTTCCTTTTTGTCCTTTTTATCCTCGTCAGGAATAACACCTTCGGTTAAACCACGACGAACACTAGGCATTGTCATGTATTGCATGAATAACGCACCAGCTTTTGCATCGTTATTTCCGAGTAATTCTTCAACCAAAGTCGTAAGAACCTTGTGGGATTCGTTCTTTGACGTTGTTTCGTCAATAACCAATTCCTCAATGTTTTCGAAAATAACGCTGTTATTTGTGATACGATAACCAGCGTGGACATAAGAATTGCCCAGAGTTTTGTAAGTTACATCTGTTTCACCGAAACAGTGCAGAGACACCCCATCAACTCCTAGAGCCTTGGACAGCACATCCTCCGCTTCAGTAAGTTCTGCTTCGGCAGCAGACAGCGATTCGTCTCTAATTTTTTTGAAGACTTCGAAATCTATCAACTTTCTCTTCATTTGTTAACTCCCTATAGGTGCTATTAGCTTATAGCCAAAAATTAAAGCTAATTATTTGTGTATATATGAATCGTGCGGCACGATTTTTCGCAGTCCAAATTTCTTTGCAATTCAACGTGTTCCCTCTTATATAGGTATGCAGGAGTTGTTAAAACTGGATACTAAATAATGAAGACATTTGCTCAATATGTGAAGTACCGCAATAAAAAGTTACTAGAAGACTCATCTTCTAATAACTCCTTGGCCGGATTAGGCGATATCGGCAGTTCTGTTGGAGCTTCTGATGATTGCTTAGTAAAAATTGCTAAGTTAGCAATCAGAAAGCACAAACAGGACGTGCTTTCTTTATTTAGTGATCTGGCTACTAAAGATAATCAAATACAAAGAGAATTGGATAATTACAACAAAACCAATAATAACGGCGGTCGCCAATCTATGCCAAAAACGCCAGATGGCGACGACGACGTTGATATAGTTATGCCTAATACTGCTGATGGGTACAACGGACTTGAGGACGATTAAGAAGTTAATTTATCATAAAGTGCTAAATATCTATCTGCACTAACTGGCCAATTATTGTCCTCTATGTATTGGTTGGCTTTGTTCAACAAATTTTTCTTATATTTCTCGCTGCTAAAGACATGATCTATCTCTTTGGCAAGTTCCACATAATCGTTTGGTCTTGGGACTACACCTTCCAAATCATCAAATTGATGACAATTGCTCGCTATGACTGGAATATTGTTTGCCATAGCAACACGAATCGCACCAGAGGCACCATAAACAGTATTTTTAGGATCGCTTACATATGGGAATAGTGCGATTTTTGCTGTTCTCAAGTAATGGTTAATGGTTTGTTCTGTCTGGAATTTTTTAATAATTACAGCATTGTCATGCAAACCCAACTTGTCAATTTTGTCTAAAAGGAAGTCGTGATATTTGGCATGAATGATACTTGTGTGTACATTGTCACTGCACAAATATGTGTAGAAGATATCCTTGAACTTGGGATCGTTCTTTTTTAGATAATGAACTGCATCTAATACTTTATCCACACCTTTGTAGAAGAATCCAAACCCAAACTGAACCATAGCATAAGGAGTTTGAAAGATATTCCATAACTCCTCTTTGTCGCTCTGATTTAATTCAATGCAACCGTGGGGAATAACAAATATGTTGCTATTGTTACCAGTCTTTCTTAGAATCTTCTCGCCTTCGTGACTGTGAACCACTATGTTTTTAACTGCTGATGTACAGACTGCTTTATCTAAGTGTTCGTAAACCGAATGCATGGTTACAACATACGGCACATCTTCAATCGCCTGAAGCATTTGAAGGAAATAAGTTGCTTTCGGGAAAATACCAAATTCATGTTGAATAATGATGAAGTCTGGATTCCATGCCATGATTTTATCAAGCGCTGGCTTCATGGAAGTGCCACGATCCCAACATCTTACGACATCTGCGCCGTCTGGTTCTCTCGTGACAGGAATGTTTTCTGAAAAAATGCAAAGCTCTTTTACCTTGGGTCGCATGGCATCTACAAGAAATTTAGTGTAGGTGCTGATACCACAAAAATCATTCCAATTGCAAATAAAAGCGACCCGCAAGTCTTTGACTTGTTTAGGGTCGCCTAATTTAATTTTAGTTCCAATCAATTTGTGCCAATCAGCTTTAGGCACCTTCTCTGTCCACTGCGTAATCATGTGTCCGCTGAGTTCAAACGGTTGCTCTGAAATAGCAGTTATGATATTTTTTTTATTGTAAGCAACGTACATCACACACCCTTATATTGAATTCGGACTAATATCTGGATCGTATTCTACAAGCCAGACAACATTGCAGGTATTCGATTTTACATCTGCATATAGTGTGAAATAGTTACCATTTTCATTTAATTTTGCTGCTACCAAACTCATATCGCCAGCGCATACGGGAATTCCAATATCCTGACAGTTGAGATAAACACCAAAAGGCTTAATTTTACTATCAATAGGAATTTCGATTTCGTGCTTGCCATAACTCAAAGTTATGTGCCCACGCATTACTGTATGTAGGTCAAATAGCAGTTCCTTGAAGAATCTCCACCACCAACCTCTTCCACGGATTAATCCCATTTTTACCTTCCTCAGTAGATTTTATGGTTCGCAAACCCATTCTACACAACATGTATTAGTTTTAATATCTGCGTGTAATACAAAACCATTCTCAAGTATTGTAACACCAATTTTATTGATATCTCCTTGACATACTGGCGTTCCATCACAAGGAGTACGAAGGCTTAACGCCACCTTACAGGGCGTATTTTCCATTTTAATAACTATTTCATGCTGCCCAAAACCCAGAACGATATCACCACTAGATGAGTTTCTCTTCTTGGTTTTGCTGGTGCCTTCTATAAGCTTTTTAAGAAAACCTATCATTTTCCCTCCTAGAACCAGTATGTATTCAACTTCTTTAGGATTTCTTCCGACAGCTTGTAATCCAAAATTTCTGGCAACACTGCATCGACACCACAATGAGGGCACAAAGCCGTGTCTTCCTTGTCTGTCCATTCTTTAACTTCCGAAGAAGAAAAGATTTTCATACAATGGAAGCAGCCACAAATTTGTGCCCCTTCAATGTCTTTGCGATTATGCATTGCAAATTTAGCAGTATGTCTTATGTCCATATTAACTCAAATCACTATAATCTACGTCTTCTACATCTTGGTCTGAATCGTAGTCTTCTATATCTAGGTCGTACATCGAAATATCTTCGTCGCTAGGTTCTGGCAATGGTTTTGCCTGTCCTGCTGGCGGCATCATGCCTGGACCCTGTGGCGGTGGAGGCATTGGTGGACCGCCTGGAACTGGCGCACCGCCCATCATATCAGGTGGTGGTTCGCCGCCTGGGGGTGGACCGCCCGCACCCATGTCAGGCGGCATTCCGCCTGGAGCTAAGTTCGGTGCCGGACCCCCTGGTTGTGTTCCAACTTCGGTTTCCCCTGCTCCTGGGATGCCTACGCCCAAAATTGCTGGGTTCTGTGCTGCAACCTGTAGCTTCAAGTCTTCCAACTTCTGAGCCTTCATGCGTTCGATCATCTCGTTCGCTTCGTCTTCGGTGTATTTCATCCACTTAGTTAAAATGTCATAATCCGACATTAACTGCGAACCCTTGATTGAGTTAGCATTGTTTAACCTATTGGTAATGACTTCGGCTCTGCTCAACTCACGCCAATCAGACGGTGGAGTCATTTTGATCGACAAGTCACTGTATGATTCCTGTGGGAATCCTCTGAGTTTCAAATGTCTATCTGCTAATTCCCACAATGCATCTTCCATGTAGGACTGTAATCTTTCGACCATGCGGGCGAATTTTACATCCTGTGCGGACAGTGTAATTCTTGTTGCATTTGGGTCTTCCATCGAGAAGTAATTTGGCGGGAAGTTTAACGCAATAAATAGTTTGTTGCGGAAGTATACAGTGTCATCAATTTCACCAAGATTTTCGGCTCCTGGGAGAGTATCAATTCTCGTGTTGCTATTGGCTCTGATTGGAATCCAGTAATCTTCATCTTGAGCCGGTGCGTGCCATCTTTCTTCGACGGCACTTGCGCCCGATCCACCCTTTCCACTAACAACCTTTTTCTTTCTAAATTGATCTTTCATTCTCTCGATGAAAGCTTCTGCTTTGAAAGATGGAAGCTGTCCAATGTCAATATAAAACACACGACGCTCAGGCGCTCTCGTGAGACGATAAACAACCATAGCGTCTTCCATCATTCTTAATTGATGGGCCGGACCTCTAGCTGCTTCTATAAGGCTAACGCCATATGGATAGAATGTTTTCCTGAAGTCGCCAATTCTTATGTGAATAACTTGCTCAGGAGCGAATCTAACCGCTGTACTTTGTGCCAATTCTGATTCGGTCGCACTGGTGATGGGGGCACGCTGCAATGCTTGATAATCTGGGCCTTCCTTGCTCTGTTGAAACTCAAGCAATTTGCCCTTGATAGTTTCAATGCGATACATCGTTTCAGGAGGCAAATCAATGATTTTGTAAACGCCTTCTTTTGGGTTATCTGGATTAATTACCAGTTCCCACATCTCGTCGCCTTTAACGAAGAGTCTCTTCATCTTGTCCCACATGCTGCGTTGATCCATGTTCAGCATGTTTCTGTCAAAGAATGTGAACTCCAATTCATCAACAATTTCTTTGTTTTTACACTCGATCTTGAAGACTTTGCCTTCGTCGTTCTTTTGGCAATTATGCATAACCAACGAACGTGTACAGAAGTTTTGGTGCCCTTCTACTGAAAGATCATAAACATCAATTTTTGGGCCTGGATGAATTCCTATGACACGCCTACGGTCGGTATTCTTTCCTAAATTTTTGAGTTCTTTGAATGAGAATCCGTGGTTATTCAATGCACGTCCAATGGTTAAGTGATCGGTTTTGAGAACCTTAACACACTCTCTCATCGTAATGCCGCTTGCGGCTGTGCGTGCGAATCTATTTAGGCGTTCGTATTCTGGCAGATTGCGCCCTAATCTCCATTCATCAATAAATTGTCTTTCGTGTATCCAACCTTTATTGAAAGTCCATAGTCTTGGGAATTGTCTATGATACAAATGGGTTCTAGCGTCTAATCTGTAGAACGGCATCAGTTCGCTTCCAGTTTCTAAGTCCCCTGCCATAATCCATTGGCCATCTCTGGTTAGGATTTGGTGGTCTTCTGTAACGGTTTCAATCGTTCCATTGTCGAGGATTAGATTAACTGTATTTGCATTTTTAACTAATCTTGGGTGCCAAGCCCAGCCAATTGTGTAATCATTCTTGTCGAAATCAAAACAATAAACAGGGAATCGTTCGTCTGGTTTTTTATGCTTTGCAAGCCATTCGATAGTCTGATAGCCGTGAAAAGCAGTTGCAATTTCGGTTGAACCGGCAACGCAAGCCTCATCTGCCAATACGGTTAAAGCCATTTCTATTTCTGCAACGCTTGCCAGAAGCCTTTCGTATTCTTTGTAACGATTGGTTCTGTTTGTCGTCGTGGTCATATCGACCAGTTCGTTTTGAACACGGATGAAAGCATTGGCACCCATAGCCATGCCATCCGCACTTCGTAGGTCTGGAACGTCGGGGGAGCTTATACCAGCACCATCGAGCGATCTTGTATCTGTTTTCTTCGCTAACGGGTCTTGCGTGAAAGCGTAAGTAAACAGTTTGAAAAAGTCATACCAAGCCATATTTTTTTGCCTTTCTAATTAAATAGAGCTTCTAATTACTGATAGTTATTAACCATAAGGCTTTTTTTGTTCTTACTAATTTAATTTACATGAAGAAAGTTGCTTTAATCCTGAGTCATACTGGCAGCGGTAGCGGTGATCTGTGCAATATCCTTGACGCAAATCCCCGTGTGCAGATATATCGCACAGGAACAGTCTATAATCACCCTACATTAGTAGAGTCAATTTCCCAGCAGCCTCACAAGGCAAACAATTCCGCTGGCGTGTTTGTTGATGAACTGTTGAGCAATATCTTATTTACATCAAAGGCTTTATATCAATGTTGTAAGTTTATTTATGTAGTAAGGTCTGCATCGCCCACTTTAAGTGCAATAACAGAAACCAAGACAACTCTGCCCCAGAGTGTCAGGTATTACACTTATAGATTATGTAGGCTTTATGAGATGGCGAGAAAGACACCAGGGGCAGTATTGCTTACTTGGGAAGATATGACCGCTGGCAGATTTGAACCACTTGAAAAGTATTTGAATCTAAAAGAAAAATTGGCAGGCCAGGAAAAGTTATTTCCCAACCCGCCAATTAAGAGTTTTATAACTGGACCGCTCGTTAGTGAGGCGCAAAACGCCTATGAGCGATATCTTTATTTGCTAAGAAACCTTCCTCTGAAGAAGTTTGAACTTGAGAGGGATGATAGTTCTTGTATTATTTCTTGATGAAAACACTACACTTTTAGGCACCCAATACCGATTCAGGAACGTGGTATCACCTACCAGTTCCTGCCCTGCTCCTTTCTTTAGATAAGCAATTGTAATGTGTGGTCTAAAGACACTGTAGTATTGAGTGTTCGGAAGTTGTCTCAACATAAAGTTGAGCTTATGTAAGGCTGGGCTGTCAACTTCTATTTTGATGACATCGAACTTATTACACATGGTAAATATAGACATTTTACCAAGCTTAATTTCAAACGCCTCTACGTCTTCAACAACCCTTTGTACTTCTTCTGGGTGATCCGTATG